TAAGCAATAAGTTAAGATATTATATGCCTACAAAAGTAAAGATACTTCAAGATGATTTGAAGTATTTTAATGAACAACAAATAGAAAGTGTATTACAATGAAAGAAATAAAATTAGAAAAAGATACCATACATGTAGAAAAGAAAAACGTTTATGGTAATGAATTGATTTATCCTGTATGTCAACAAGCAAAAAGATTTGCTATATTAACAGGACAAAAGACTTTATCTGATGGTGCAATATTTCAGATTAAAAGATTGGGTTACTCTGTTAAAGAATATATAAATAGAGAACTATAATGAGACAGATGTTTCAACAACAGTTTCGTGATTTGTTAGTTGATTTTTTGTATATGCATCTGAAAGAAAAAGCAAAGACAAAATCAAATTTAAAGAAAACAATAGCCACATTTGAAGACATGTGGCTAGAAACTTTAAGGGAAAACAAAAAGAATGACAAACGAAAAGTTTGAGTGGCCAGATTATTATAATTATTCTAAGCCTAAATCAAAAAAAGAAAAGAAAGAAAGGAATTGTATGAGGTGCAACAAACCATTTATGAGTCAAGGTAATCACAATCGTATTTGTTGGTGGTGCAAAGACACTGACGATTGGCGTTATGGCAATGATTATAATATAATGTCACAATGAAAATAACAAAATGTTTAAGAAAGCTATTGAAAGTAAAAAAGAAACTTGATAAGAAAGCATTGAGGTTTCCAAAAACAAATGCACAGTGGCGTGATAGGGTCAACTGGGAAAGGGTAAGAAGTATATTAGTAAAGCGATATGATGGAAAAGGAATTAATTAAATTATTATTAAATAAAAATTTTTACGATAAGAATAAAAGTAAATTATCAAAAGAGTTTTTCACAAATGGTACAGGTGCATTGTATGAAACAATACAAAGTGCACATCAAGATTCAGACCAGGATTTAAGTATTGGAGAAGTTTCTACTTTACATTTAGAAGTTTATAATCCTGCTCTCTCTAAAGCTGCAAGAGATAACTTTGATGTTCTGATTAATGAAATAAAAGATATTGAGTTACCAAATGAAAAGATAGCACAGAATATTATTCGTTCTTTATTTAAAAGAGGTATAGCACAGCATGTGGCTCAAATTGCAACAGATATATACAATGGTAGTGATATTGATTTTAGCGAAATAAAAAAACATTTAGATGTAACTTTTGAAGATGTAAATGAGTATGAGTATGTTACAGGCAACATTGAAAATTTAATAGGGCAATTAAAAGATAATACTAAATGGAAGTTTAATTTAGAACCACTTCGTGACAAGGTAAATGGTGTTGGTGATGGCAATCTTGTAATTATTTTTGCACGACCAGAGGCAGGAAAGACTGCGTTTTGGGTAAATTTAGTCTCGGGAATTGACGGATTTGCGTCTCAAGGTGCTAAAGTTTGTGCACTTATAAACGAAGAGCCTGCAGTTCGTACACAAATGAGACTAATAAATGCATATACAGGCATGACATTTGATGAAATTAGGGTAAATACTAAAGAAGCTAATAAAAAATGGGCCGAAGTGAGACAAAATATTAAAATACTTGACACTGTTGATTGGTCACTCGATAGTGTTGATGAGTTTGTTCAAAAGGAAAAGCCAGACATTCTAGTTGTAGACCAATTAGACAAAGTAAATGTAAAAGGTTCTTTTGCACGTACAGATGAGAAACTTCGTGCTATTTATACAGGTGCAAGGGAGATTGCAAAAAGAAATAACTGTTGTGTTATAGCAGTGTCACAAGCATCAGCAGATGGTCATGGTAAGTTTGATTTAACTTTTGACATGATGGAGGGTAGTAAGACGGGTAAGGCTGCAGAAGCAGATGTGATTATTGGTGTAGGGCATCGAGATAAACTAGATACAGATGAAAGGATTAGAAGTTTGGCTATAAGTAAAAATAAAATAACAGGTTGGCATGGTCAATTAGTTTGTACTATCATTCCAGAACTATCGAGGTATGATTTATGATAACTGTATTTGATGTTGAAACAAGTTTTCAAATAACAGAAGATGGTAAGAAAGACCCATCAGCAAAAAACCCAGATAATTTTTTAGTATGTATGGGTATAAATGATGAGTACGTATTTTTTAAACATAATGAATTTAAAGGTATTCCAAATAAAAAAATAGTTCAAGATATTTTAGATAAAACAAAATTACTTATTGGTCACAATATAAAATTTGATTTGCTTTGGTTGTGGGAAGCAGGATTTACTTATAATGGCAGAGTTTATGACACTATGATTGGGGAATATGTTATGAACAAAGGTATTAAAAGAAGTTTAAAATTAAAACATTGTTGTCAATATCGTGGTGTTGTTCAAAAATCTGATTTAATTGAACCTTATTTAGAAAAAAATATATCATTTGAACGTATACCAATTGGTCTTGTAGAAGAATATGGTAGACTAGATGTAAAAGCAACCAGGTCTTTGTATGAAGCACAGATGTTGCAATTAAAAAAACCACAGCATAAACATTTAATTAAAACTTTGCAAACTATGTGTAGATTTCTAGTTGTTTTAGCAAAGATGGAAAACAATGGTATTTACATTGACATGGATGTTTTAGATACATTGCAAAAAGAATTTGAAGATGAGCATGATAAACTTCGTGTGGAAATAGATGAAACTATTTACAGCAGAATGGGTGATACTAAAATTAACCCTGCAAGTACAGAACAATTATCTTGGTTAGTGTATGGTGTAAAAGTAAAAGATAAAAAATTATGGTCTAAAACTTTTAATTTAGGTATAGACCCTGTAACTAAAAAGAAAAAGAAAAGACCTAGATTTACAGGTACACAACTAAAACAAATTTTTGCACGTCAATTAGAACCTATACAAAAAACAAAAGCACGTCAATGTGAGACGTGCCTTGGTAAAGGCGTTATTAGAAAACTTAAAACAAATGGACAGCCATATAAAAATTTAAGTAGATGTATTGATTGTAATGCACAAGGTTTTATTTATTCTGATTTAAAAGACAAAGCAGGATTTACTGCTAGTCCAGATTCTGTTATGGATATTGCAGAGGGTGGGTTTAAAACTGATAAGAACACTTTAGAAAAAATGGCTAGATTAGGTGATGAATTTTTAAAAACATTTGTAGATAAAATTACAAGATATAATGCATTAGAGGTTTATTTAAATACGTTTATTGATGGTATAAAAAAACATACATCAGATAAAAATTATTTATACCCTAGTTTTATGCAAACAGTTACAGCTACAGGTAGACTATCTAGTCGTGACCCTAACTTTCAAAATCAACCAAGAGGTAATACATTTCCTATTCGTAAAGCAATAGCATCAAGATTTGATGGTGGTAGCATTATGGAAATAGATTACGCACAATTAGAATTTAGAACTGCTGTGTTTCTTGCACAAGATAAACAAGGCATAAAAGATATTGAGAATGGCGTAGATGTGCATCAATATACTGCTGATATTATAGGTTGTTCAAGACAAGATGCAAAGGCACATACTTTTAAACCTTTGTATGGCGGTATGTCTGGTACAGAAAATGAAAAGAAATATTATTCTGCATTTCTAAAAAAATATCCAGATATAAAAGCATGGCATGAAAAGTTACAAAATGAAGCTGTTAGACGAAAGGTAGTTACACTACCAAGTGGCCGTCAATATGCGTTTCCTAAAGCAGAAAGAATGCCTTGGGGAGGTTCTAGTTTCTCTACACAGATAAAAAATTATCCTGTGCAGGGATTTGCCACGGCTGATATTGTTCCTCTAGCTTGTATTAACATACAAGAATTATTAGAGAAAAACAATACAAAGAGCCTACTTATAAACACAGTGCATGATTCCATAGTGGCTGATGTATATCCTGGAGAGGAGGGTATTGTCGCTTCCTGCCTCGGCAGTGGTTGTTTAAAGGTTGTACAGACAATGAAAGAAATGTACGATATAGACTTCAATGTACCTCTTGATGTCGAAATCAAAGTAGGCTCTAATTGGCTAGAGACAAAAGTTTATAGTTGACAAATATGTCACAGATGATAAAGTATAGTTTAAATTTAACCATGGAGGTAAAATGGTAAATGACTTGAAAGCATTCAACTCTTTAAGTAAAGAAGAGATAATGCAAATGACAGGCCAAGATGATGGCTCGATAATTAGTTCGGGCACATTATCACGGCTTACAATAAATAGGGCTGCCGAAGATGATGATGGTAATTCATTAGCGGCAGGTGTCTATACAGTATATGATGCCTCGATAGAGGATAGGGTATATAGTTTAAAGGATAAACCAATTCAGTTTAGGCCCTTTATAAACAGTTATCAGTACATGGAATACGACCCAGATAATAATAATTATCCATGCTCATCCGTGATATTTAAATCATGGAAAGATGAGCCGATAGATACTAAGGGTGGTGTTCGTTGTGGCAAGGTTATAGGCAAAGACAAAGAGCAACTTAGTGAAGCTGAAATAGATGCACAGCGTAATATTAAATGTTATCGTTTAGTGTATGGGTTGGTTTCATTTGAGGGAACAACTCCAAAAGGGGAACCTGCTACTGTTGATGCCATGCCTGTGCTATTTCGTGTAACTGGCTCTAACTTTACTCCAATTGGAGAAGCTCTAAAGAGTTTAAAAGGTAGAGAAAGTCTCATGCAAAATCACTTGTTGAATTTAAAAACAACAAGAAAGAAAGCAGGTAGTAATGTGTATTATGTTTCTCAAATATCTGTTGATAGTAAAGAAATAGATTTTACACAAAAAGACTTAGAACATATGGATATGTTTCGTGCTCTCATTGAGGAAGAGAACGCAAGGGTATCTGAAAAATATCAAAATGCTGTAAAGAATAAGGAAAGCGATGCGGCATCTGCCAAAGTAATTAATGAAATGGAAGATGACCCCGAAATGGTGTTAGCCTCATAGTTTGTCCAGTATTTTAAACAGAGTACAATTATTTTTAACGGAGGCCAATAAGGCCTCTGTTCCTATTTCTAGCACTATTGCAAATGAATTTGGCGAGGCTTGTAAACAAGCATTTATAAAACAATTTTCAGAAGAAAGAGAAAAAGAATTTAGACCTCGTATGAGTTCTATTGGTAGACCCCTTTGTCAATTACAAATGGAAAAGATGGGTGCCAAAGCAGAAAATCCACCTTACAATGCTAAAATGAGATTTATATTAGGGGATTTAATAGAAGCGTTAGCTATAGCTATACTTAAATCATCTGGGGTTAAAATAGACAGCATGCAAGAAAAAGTAACGCATGCGTTTAAAAATGACTCAATAAACGGCACATATGACGTAGAGATAATGGGCAAGATATGGGATATTAAAAGTGCATCCCCATATTCTTTTCAATATAAATTTGGGGAAGATGCAGGGTATGAATCCCTTGCTAAAAATGATAGCTTTGGATATCTTGCACAAGGATACCTGTATTCAAAAGCTACTAGTAAAGATTTTGGTGGGTGGATTGTTATAAATAAATCTACAGGAGAATGGTCTGTATTAGAAACACCTATTAATAATGAAGAAGCATCTAATAAAATATTAGAACAAGTAGAAAAAGATTTACGCACATTAAATAGTGATGCACCATTTAAAAGATTATTTGAAGATGAAGAAGAATACTTTAATAGAAAACCTACAGGAAATAGAATATTAGGTAAAGAGTGTACGTTTTGTTCGTATAAAAAAACATGTTGGGAAAATTTAGAATATTTGCCACAACAACAATCAAAAGCTATTAGTCCAAAGTATTATTGGTATACTAAAGTTGATAACAAAAGAGAGGAAAATGACGACAGTTAGAAGTAGAAAAGCAAAAGGCAGAAGATTACAGAACTGGGTTCGTGATATGTTGCTAGAAATATTTTCTAATAATGGTTTTTTAGATGAGAATGATATTAAATGTGCTGTTATGGGAGAGACTGGTGCTGATATAAAACTATCTAACACTGCTAAAAAAATAATACCATATTCTTTTGAATGCAAAAATAAAGAGACATTTAAAGGTATTTATGATATAATAGACCAAGCAAAATCAAATTCTGATGAGAGAGAAACTCCTGTTGGGATAATTAAAATGAACAAACATCAACCATTGGTTATAATTGATGCAAAACATTTTTTAAAAATGATAGGAAAACTATGAAAGATAATGGCGAAGATAAAGAAGCTAGGATAACTATATCTGTATACCCCTCTGAAAGAGGGTTTACTTGTTCTGTTACCGAGCCAAACATTCCACCACTTACTAGTGAATATAGTATTGCATTGACAATAGCACATGGTATGGTTAGATTAGCATTAGATAATCCAGATTTAATATTTGAAGCAGGGGTTGAGTCTCTGTCTAGTCCACAACAAAATTTAGTTGCAGACTTAGTTGAAATGTTAGAAGAGCGTAAAAAGAGGTTACATTGACAAAAACACAAATAAAAGAAAATAAAAGTAAAGATATAAAAGAGTTACGAAAGAGTGATTTTTCTGTAACTAAATTTGAAAAAGATTTATCATACGGAAAGAAACATGAAAAAATGGTTATGAAATCTCTTGAAAAGTATGAATTAAAAACAGATAGAATGGCACATAAAACAGGTAATGTTTATGTAGAGTTTCAATCTAGAGGTAAAGATAGTGGTATACGTACAAGTAAATCTAACACATGGATATTTAAAATTGTAAGTGCAAAAGATACACATTTATTTTCTGTACACATACCCTTATCAAGATTAAAAAGATTAGTCAGTAAAGACTATAGAGTTGTGCCAGGAGGGGATAACTTAACATCAAAAGGATATTTAGTTCCAATAAAGGATTTAGTTACAATATGAAAACAAAAGAGTTTTTGTCTAAAGCAAATGTCTTAGTTGAAGGAGACAGACAAAAAGATTATGGGGATAAGCTGCATAATCATTCAAACATTTCTAAATTATGGTCTGCATATTTAGATATAGATATACAACCACATGATGTAGCAATCATGATGGCTTTGTTAAAAGTGGCAAGAACTAAACTTGGTCAAGTTAGTGAAGATACTTACGTAGATATGTCAGCATACAGTGCTATTGCAGGAGAAATAAAATTTAGAACCTCTAAAAAGGAGAAAGGAAATGCATAATTATTTAATTACACAAGAACAAGTAAATGAAATATTAAAATATTTATTTACTAAACCTTATGGTGAAGTTGCACAAGCTATTAGTGCACTATCAAAACTTCCAAAATTAGACCCAAAAATAAATCCTACTTTTGTCAAAGAAGCAGACAAAAAAAATGACACCAAGTAAAGAAGCAATATTGTTCAGTACTGTGGTGTCAATAAATAATGATGGTAATTTAATTACAAGGCATGAGTCATTACCTGTAAAAGACGTTCAAGAAGAACTAGGTGATGACTATTATGCCCACTTAATATCAGCTATAGTAAATCATTGTAAGGCAGATTCACATTATTTTGATGAGCAATTACGCAATCTGTTGCGTAGCATTTGACATCAAGCCCATAGGCTCTTCTGCCTGTTGTGGCTGTTCAATAACCCCTCTAGGGGCCATAGTATTCATTGCCATAGCATCTGACATAGGTGTTGGAACTGCAATCTCTTCTTGAATTTCTTCTTGTTGTGGTTGGTCTACAGGTGCAGTTTGTTGTCTTGTTGGTTGTGCCTCTTCTAAAGGAGTGTCTGGAACTTTAGGCCCTTCTTGTTGCATTAATCCTGTAGTTAAAGGTTTTGTTTCTGGTTTAGCTTGTCCTGCCATATTACCATATTCGTCCATTAACTGACTAAAGTTAACATCTCTCATGGCTTTTAACAAATCGCCCACAATCATAGGTCTTGATACGTTTCCTTCCATTGGAACTGTAGGTTGTGTTCTGACATTTTCTGTCATCATTTGTGTTATTAGTTGGTCTGTTACTGGTAATGCCATTTAAAACTCCGTGCTGTATCCTATAAATAGTCTCATATTTTTTCCATAATCTTCTACATTTGCTTCAACTTCAATATTATCTGTTAGCTTTCTTTTTAAATTTAAATCTCCTGTAATTGCTGCATTTGCAATTATGTATGAGGCACCTATCGTGTCCTTTACAATCTCTGGAACATTCTCATTAATAAAATTAGTCGTGCTTTGTTGAAATCCATTATCTTGTAAAATAACTTTAGTCGCAATATTTTGTCCTACCTTAATAGCGTTTTTTATATTTGGATTTTCTATTGCGTTAACTAAATCTTCTTTACCTGCTGCTAAAATTAAATCATCTGCAAAATTTGTAGGTTGTGAATCTGTAGTAGTAGTTGCAAAAGTTCCAAATGAATCTACAGTTGATGGCAAATTTAAATTCATATTATACTCAAGACCAAAAACATTTGGCGATTTAGTTTCTGATTTCATAAGACCTTTTGATTTAGGTCTATCATCTCTATCTGGGTCTTTACCAGGTGCTATTATTTGAATATCTTTTTTTTCTTTATCTGGTGGCGGTTTCTTTTTAGGAACAATAGGGTCAGATTGATTATTATTATTACTACTTTTGTTTCTAAATTGTTCTTGAATTTCTCTAGCTTTTTTACCTTTATCATCAGATGTAGTTGCACCAGATAAACTTTTTATACCAGCAGACTTCATAGATTGTGCGGCTTGTTTATATGCACTAGTATCTGGTTTGTTACTAGATTGTCCTAAACCTTTTGTTGGCCCATGATAACCACCGTGTGGCATACTATCCTCCTAATGGATTTTTACTATTTAATTTTATTTCTTCTAACTCTGCATCTTGCACTTCATTTTCTTTTAGTGCAATAGCTACTTGTTTAGATAATTCAGATACTAAACTTTCTAATGTTCTAATTGTTTCATTAATAGGTGCTATAAAGGGTTGTATAATAAAAGGTTCTGGAATATCTAGCATAGCTATCTGTTCTTTTACTTTACCTATTTCTTTAAACACTAATGTTAAATCTGTAGGTACAATTTTATCATCTACTTTTTTAATTCTATCAATTAAATCTACTTTGTATTCGTTAGCATACAACAATGCCTCATCAATTTTTTTTTCTAACTCTTTATCTTTTTCTTTTAATGGTTTTAAATTTACTGGAGGTGTAGCTTCAATAGCATCAAGCCTTGAATTAAATTGGCCCCAGGTGTAAAAACCACCACCAATAGCACCAATAACTCCAAGTAGTGCTGCATATGTACTAAGTTTTTCAATTATTTTCATTCTTCATAGCCTCCAATTCTAATTTTAATCTATTAGTTTTGTTTTGTGCTTTCTGTAATTGTACACTATGTACTTCTACAGGGTCGTTTTGTGTGTAACTTGCAAGAGTTACTCCACTATAAATATCTTTGTTATAGACGCCTAGGTCTATTTGATTAAATAAATCCATACTTTGGTCTGTGTATATATCTTTTGATTTATAAAATTGTGTTTTATTGTAGGCGTCTAAAGTATTGTTCTTAAAAAATAAATCCTCTTTTGTTAAGTTTTGAGTTGTTTCTTTTGTTACTTTAGCTATTTGCTTTGCTATTGTTTTTAAATTCTTTTTTAGTTTTGTCTCTACCTTTGCAACATCTGTAGCAATCCTGTCTTTGGTGTCCACTTCTTCCGATTGTATATCTTCTTGCTCTCCACTATCTTCTGTTGATACTTCGGAGTCCTCAGATTCTGTGCTATTGGGTTCTTCTTCTTCTGTTGTTTCGTTTGTTGCAACTTCTTTTTCCTCTTCTACTGGTTCTGACTCAGTAACTTCCTCCACTGTCTCTGTTTCATTTTCCTCAATCTCTGAAACGCTTTCTTCCTCCGTTGAGATATCTTCCAATGGTTCCTCAAACTCTTCAAAAGATTCTTCAGTAAGTTCATCATTGAACTCCTCCTCAGTTATCTCTTCAAAAAATTCTTCAGCAGTTATGCCTTCGTCTTCAAGAAACTCCATGAACTCTTCTTCCATGCCAGTCTCTTCTAAAAATTCAGTAAAGTCCTCCTCAAATTCTTCTGTGAATATTTCTTCTGTTACCATCATTGGTTCAGAAAATTCTTCTTCAAAAAATACCATTTCCATATCTGGCATTTCTTCAAAAACCTCCATATCAAATTCTTCTATCGGAGGTAACTCATCTATGTATATTTCTTCAAAAGTAAAAACATCATCAAATGTAAAATCATCTTCAATAATTACATACTCTTCCTCAAAGTATAACTCATCTGTATTCCAATCAAAATCATCTGGAATATTATCTACAATGTCATAAATATCTTCGTCAATATCATCTATAACGTCTTGTGTTTCTTCATTTATAGGTGGTGTCTCAGTGTAAGTAACATCTAATGTAACATTATCTACATCTGGCCCACGATGAGAATCATCATAAGCTGTGCCCGCAGTTTCATTAAATAACTCTGCTCTAATTGTAATATCTGTTTGTGTATTAGAACCTTGAATGTATTCGTTTGTATAGTTTGTAAATTTATTACCAGTTGTAGTACTAGTGCCAGTTATTTCTCTAACTTGTGTAGATACTGAGCCATCAGCCCCTGTAACAGTTTGTTTTAAGGTAAGTGTGTTGTCTATGTTGTTCCAAAACCATACGTCTGCACCCATGGTTGATGTAAAACCTTGATTAACTTCTTGTTGTGTTAAATGACCATCACCAACTAAATCTACATCTTGATATACATTGTCTTCCTCATGTCCTTCAAATGCTAATACACCACCACTACTATCCATGCCTGTTTCATATGGAAATCCATTCCAAGCACCGTGAGTGTGAATACCATCATTACCGTCTGTTGACCAATCAGTTGTAGTTGTCGTGGTACCTGTTCCAAAAGTAGAATTAGAAAGAATGTTTCCTGTATTTATTGTTTGAGCATTACCAATACTATAAAGACACAGAAAAGATATAGCTATTGAAAGCCATATCCCATAATATAAATATCTCATTCTGCGTGTACGTTAATTATTCGTTCTTCTTTTGTTTCTAAATTTGTTTCAATAATTATATCGTTAAGGTCTTCTTCTTCTTTTAGTGTAGCAAGTTCTGCTTCTTTTCTAGCTTTTTCTTCCGCTAGTATTCTAGCTTCTTCTTGTCTTGCTATCTCTGCAAGTTCAGCATCAATACGAGAACGTATTTCTAATTTAGATATATAGGACTCATAATCTGGTCTTTCAATATCATATTTGTTCCATTGTTCTAATGCTTCTTTACCAATCTTACCTTCAAATGGACAAGGTGTTCCTGCCATTTCCATTGCAAAAAATACTCGTTCATCTTGACACAAAATTGACACAGCCGCTACCTTCATACCATAATCATATAATACTTTAGATAATTTTATTCGTTCACAATTGAGGTCACGGACATGCTTACCACCAGACAAACCAAAACCAAG